GACGAGTAATGGTTCTGTTGTTACGATGTCCATTGAGAAAACAGGTACAGGGGATTTGACCACACAATTTTCTTCTGGTATCGCTACCTATGATTGTACTCCTGCTGATACCATTGCTCTGACTGTGGGAAGTGATGCCTCACCGCAGGGTAATTGGATATACATTCTCCAATCAGCGCCATCTACACTCGTAAAATCAACGACAGCTTGGCCCGCAACTGAACATATTAAGATAGGATTCTTTTTTGTGCAATCTGCGGCAACTGTTCAATCCGCTGGCGGCCCTATTATAAATCAAAACTGGAACAATGAACTATTCACAACTGATAGCCAAGGCCATGTGTCTCATGTAGGCGAAAAGATAAGAGCGTTGGGGCCATCGTATTTTTCTGGAATCGATGGTAATGGCGCAACTGCAAGTTACTATACATTAGGGGCGAGTAATAGTGAGTTTATTTCAACTTCTGGTGTAATGTTTCAGATGCATAAGCAAACTTTCCCTGCTTTTGATACGTCAACTGGAAGCACCATTCATGTTGTCAATTCTTCTGTAAGTGGATACCGGGCAATAACAGATTTGTTCAGTATAACAACTGATAGCACAGGTGCGACAATAACAAATAATAAATATTTCAACCTTGTTCTATGGGGAGTGATAAATAAAACAGGAGAACATCAGGTAGTAATGTGTAATGTTCCTGGTGGCTTTTATAATTCATCTGCTGATGCTCAAAACGATGTAAGTAGCTATGACGTATTTACAATTCCAAGAGAGTTTGCACTTGATAGCTCGAATGGTTTCTTGATATGTAGGACTACGTTTCAGATGGGAACTACATGGTCCCATGTTGCTACTGTGGATTTAAGAGGTTCAACGCCACAATCAGCAACAGGTGGTGCGGCTGGCGTTGCGACTACATTTGCTGATAATGTTTTTGATATATTCGATAACACTGATAATACAAAGGTGATGGCGTTTGATGTTGGAACAAATATAACTACAGGCACTACCAGAACACTAAAGCCTCTTGATAAGGATTACACTATTGGTGATTTACTTGCTGATGGTTCGGTTGCGCTTGCCGGTGCGTGGAGTATGGGTTCACAAGCAACCACTAATGTAAATATTGATACTGGTACAATCGCTGGCGCTGTGACAGGTACAACACAATCTGCTAGTGATAATTCAACAAAATTAGCGACAACCGCCTATGCGGATGCGGCTGGTGGTGCATTTAGCGATGCATCAGATCCAATCGTACAAAACACAACAACTAAAGATACTGCGATTGGAACTACGCATAATAATACAGCTAAATTAAGCGTTGATGGTGATGCAGACCAGATATTAGTTTCATTTCAAGGCAATGCAACTCAAACTTCTTCTTTGACTGTATGGGAACAATCTGATGGTACTGATTTAATTAAAATATCTAATTCGGGAGATATGGAGTTTGGCTCAAGTACGCATTTTTCAGAGGGGCAAATTACTCAAGATACAGGCCAACCTTTAGATATTTCTCTTGGTTCGGCTACTGGTGATGATTTTACCATTGATACGAGTCGTTTGGTTGTCGCTGGCGATGATTTTGCTGTTGGCATTGGAACTGTGACTCCTAATAAAATTGCTACTTCTGGTTCGGTTATCACCATAGATTCTTCTCATACTGCAAATCAAATACCCTATGTGGAAATGGGCAAGGTTGAGGCACTTGTTGATACTGAAATAATTGGAAGTTTTTCTTGGTATGGCAATACTGGCCCTGAGCAGATGGCGTTTATTCGTGTTGATGCGGAGGGTACAGCAGGGGCGGCAGACATGATAATAGGTGTGGGAAGTGGTGCGTCAGTTCCCACTCGGATGACTATTGACGGTACAAGCGGTCTTGTAAATGTTGTCAATGAATTTACAGCAGGAACAAAGACGTTTAAAATAGACCATCCTCTTGATCCTAATAATAAATTATTATATCACATGGCAATAGAAGGGCCGAGAATAGATTTAATATATAGAGGTAATGCCACTTTAGTTAATGGGAAAGCTACTGTTAATTTAGACATTGATTCTTGTGGTGGTGGAAATAGCATGATGGCCGGTACATTTGTAGCATTAACTCAAAATGCTGTTGTTACAAGTTTACACAACCAAGATGGGTTTTCCAGGGTAAAATCAAGTCCAGTTATTGGAGCGACTTTTGATATTGAATGTGAAGATATTTTTTCTACTGATGTTGTTTCGTGGGTTGTGATGGCAGAAAGAAATGATCCGTTTGTAAGGGCTATGAGTAAGACAGATGCTAATGGCAGATTTATCCCTGAACATGATAAACCATTACCTGATATGTCACGATTAGAAACCGAGTATATTGATACGGATGATCCTTCTAGGGTTGGAGATGTTGTCGAAAGTGTCCAGATGAATTCCAAGGGATATAAAATACATGCGTATGCCTATGGAGAAGAATTGCCTAAAAAAACAATTACAACAAGGCTACGGAAAAAGCCGTAGTTAATGATCCGAATTGGCCTTAATGGAGAAGAAATGTCTATACAAAATTTAAGAGATTTTCAACGGCCTTATTTAACTATGCTATTTGCAACAAGTTATATAGCCTGTATTATTATATTAATTTTGGCTGTGATCAAATGGTTCTTTGCGAATCCGGAAGATACGGATTTGTTAGAATTGGTGTCTGTCGTATTGGGTATTATAGGATTAATAGGTACACCGCTTGGCGCGATCATGGGCTATCATTTTGCTAAATCAACTAAGAAGGACTCCTCTCCATGATAAAATTATTAATATTGATCATATGTTTACTGTTTTGCTCTGCTGGTTGTGCGCGTATCACCTGGAAGGAAGATGAATTCACTTATTCCCGATTAGGTAAGCAATCAATCGATGGGTTAGTGGTTGAAAAAGATAAATCCGGTGTTCTTAAAATGAAAATAGGTAAACAGGTTGGTAGTTCAGGTGTAATGGCTAAAATATTAACTGATATTGCGAAAGTTTCTGCCGGTGCTACTGGTATGGAATTGATTGCTCATTAATAATGAATAAAGAGTTAATAAAAGAAGCAATTAAGGAAACCTTTGAAGCTGAGATCAAGCCTTTTTATGTTGAAAGGCAACAGCATTATGATGACCATCAAAAGTTACAGCGGTTAGATCATGTTGATATAGATTTTTTAGTTAATGCCCGGAAGTTTGTTGAAGCTATACGTGATACCTTTTGGAAGACTATATTTAGAGCGATTATACTTTTCTTCTTCTCTGTTTTAACTGGTGGCCTGATATTCTGGTATAAATATCACGATAAAATACCGCCTGTACATAAGCACGGTCAGTAAATTTGTCATACATCTTGTACCCTCCCCCTTCTCCCTGTCTCATTTCACGAAAATAATCCAATTGTTTCAAAAATAAAAGTTGTGTATATGTTGTGTATGTGATATAACACTCTCGTTATTTTAATTCACTAATAATTAATTAAAACTATGAGTAAATTTAAGGTTGAAAAGAAGGAAAGGTTTAATGTTGCAATGAGGCCCTCTGTTCATAATAAGGCCCGGGATCATGCTAATAAAAAAGGCATGAGTTTGTCTGCATTTATTGATTCTTTAATCGTATTGTTCTTTTGTAAGGATAAATAATATGCCTATGACAGATACCGAACAGGTAAATGAATTCAGGATACACGCTTATGATCAATATCTTAAAGGTATGAATAAATCTGAATTGCTGGCTTACTTTAATGATATGAGTATGAAGGATATGATTGAGTGTGTTAAATTTACTTATGGGAATGATGGTAAGGATGACGGAGTTTTTGAATACTAAATATTATGGATGAATTAAACGAAAACATTAAAAGTATTGAAGATAGATTGAGGGCTCTTGAAACTGAAGAAAAGTATTTATTGTATACTCTTGAGCTTCTATGTGAACTCCGTAAGGATATTTTATCCGGCAAGGTTGAACTACAAAGCAAAGACTAAACTATGACCTGCGAATATAAAGAAAACAAAAAGAAAAAATCCTGTGACTTCTACATTAAGTCCGGATTCTGTTCAAAGAAAACTATCTTCAGGTGTGTTGAATACATTGAACGGAATGAGCCTACGTTATCGCATTCAGGTATCATTAACTTCATCCGATGCCCGAAGATGTATTATTATGCTCAGATATGTGGCATACAGAAGAAAGAGACTTCCGATCCTATAAAAATAGGTAGTGCTGTGGATAGTTACATTACTGAATATCTACTCACAGGTGCTAAGAACGAAGATTATTTGGATATAAACTCTGATATTGATTATATGTGGCAAGCAAAGGCCATTGCGATCATGAAAGCGTTCCGGGATCTAATCGGTGTTGATAAGTATAAGGAAAAATATGTCGGCCAGTATAAATTTGTACTCAATAATGATGGTCAGCCTCAAATACAAGGGTTTTTGGATCTTCACGCTAAGAATGATTCTGGATTTATTGAATTGAAAACTGGTCGTGACCCTGCTTATTACATAAACCTGTTTTATATCAAATACAAACTTGCAACTTACTTCATGTCTAATGATAAGTATAAAACTGGTACTGTTTGGGCTATTCGTGTACCTGATTTGAAACGTACAGGGAAATTCAAGAACGAATCTTATCCTGATTATTCAAATAGGTGTCATCGTGATATGCTGGCTCGTGCGAAATTCTATTTTCCAGGGTATAATCCTGAGAAACGAAACTTTGGCGCGAAATTCGGCAGGGCTGAGATCGATGTTGATGAAATGGTGAGGTATTACCGGATGATTGCCGATAATATCAAAGGGTGTATTGAGAGAGATCTATGGATTCAGAACGGTACAGGGTGTTTGCATCCGTTTGAATGTAATTATTTGAGTATATGTAAGAATAACGGTGCGATCAGTGAAGATGTATATGGTTATAGGGAGAAAAAATGACTTTTGAAAATCAGATTATTGAACTCGGATTGCAATTATTACATATTAAGGCTCTTTTGTGCGGAATCCTTTTTATGAATGTTTGTTCTTATGTTCATAATTGTTATTTTAAATAGGACACGGTCCTTAACTTGGCTCTGCAGGAGTGCAACCAAATCAAGGGGCAAGCCGTGTCCTATTTAACACCTAAAGACTCCAGCGCGGAGCGCAATAACGGAGTGTAGCGAAGCGGAACGAGTGTCTGCCTGTTGCCCCTGAAAAACTCAGTGAGAGCGAAGCGAACATAACATTATAATTTAAACCTGTATTAGGAGAAAAGATGAAAATCAGACAGTTGAAATTGAAAAACTTTGCACAATTTGAAGATTTTGAAATTGTATTCAATGATGACATTACCCATTTAGTTGGTATCAATGGCTCTGGTAAAACAACAGTGGGACTCAATGCTATATGGGCTGGATTTAAAGGTATTGCTGAGAAAAGTAAAGATGCGTTGATTGGTGAGAGGTATAGGTTTATCTCTCCTGGTAAGAAGTCTCTTGATATTGAGATAACTTTGCATGATAACGCTACAGAGAAAGATATAATACTTAAACGCCATATCACCAAAGATGTAAATCAGATCTCAATTGAATCATCCGGTGACGATGCTCCTTTTGATAAGCAAACTGTTGAGAACCTTCTAAACGTAACATTTCTGTCAGCCTCACACTTCACTTCATTATCCGGCAAAGAACAGGCCCTCGCTCTTGGTATTGATACTACTGGACATGATGAATCGATTGCGGATATTAAATCAGAGGCTCAGTTATTAAGAAAACAGATTAAGTCCATCGGTGATCTGCCTGAATTAGAAAAGGTTGATAAGGTATCTGTGTCTGATTTGATTGAAAAGCGTGATGAAATTGTTTCATTCAATAATTCGCAAAATGCAATTGCAACTGCACATGCACAGAAACGAAATCAAATTGATGTCGTTAAGGCTGAAATGCAAAGTTTATCAAATATTTTAAAAGACCATGAGGATGAATTATCTACTATGGTAGATTCTTGTGAGCTAAAAGATACGGATGAACTCGATGAACAGATAGAAAATGCAGAAGAAACAAACGAACTTGCAGTAGCTTATGATTCTAATTTGCTAAAGGTCAATGAATTGAAAAAGTTTCATGATGACCTTGATTCCAATATTGAAACTCAGGACAAAAAGTATAAGGAGCGCCTTGAATACATCAAAACCTCTACATTCGGCATGAAAGGATTATCTGTAGATGATACCGGCTCTCTCCTTTTAGACGAAAAGCCTATAAAATCACCATATTTTTCAAAGGGTGAGTTGGAAATGGCGATTGCGAACATATCATCCGGGCTCAACCCTGATCTAAAGGTCCGGTTCATTGATGACTTCGAAGTATTAGACGAGGAAAATCAACGTAAGATAATCAAGGGCTTGACAAAGCGTGGATTCCAGATAATAACGGCTACTGTAGGCGATAAGAAAACTCGTGATAAGTCTGTATTATTACGCCAATGTAAAATTGTAGAATAATTCTAACCTTTTGGGGTAAATATGAAAACTATTAAAAGAGAACATAACGCGCCATTTTTATTAGTCTACGGAGATACCAATTCAGGCAAGACAACCTCGATTGTCCGGACCGCACCTGGATCAATACTCTATATTTCTGCAGAAGGTGATGCGTGGAAAAGTGTAGACGTCTGTGAAGCATTTAAAGAGAAGATTGATATTGAGATTGTCCAGCCTGAGTCACATGAAGATCTTATGGATTCACTTAACAAGATGATCGCTGAAGCAATTGCAGGAAAATTCCCACATAAGACCGTTGTATTTGATTCCGGTACTTTCTGGATGAATGTCAAGCTCGCCATCCGTGTTGAAGATGATCGTAATGATGGCCGTACTGGTGTCGATGCTGGTAAGCTGTCCGCACAGTCTCAAAGTGATTGGACTGAGGTAAACACAGCTAATAGTCAAATGAGTCGTTTAACGGATCTCCTGAAGACTTTATCGCAATATGGTGTCATGGTCATTATGACTGCGCAGTTACAGGAAAACCCTAAGTGGAATCGTGAACTTGAAGCTGGTCCATGTTTCAATTACAAAGACTATAACAAAGCATTAAAGGGATATTTTGATTACATTGGTTTTACAATCCCTAATCTTGATGAACATGGGACTGTTCAATATCCACCAAAATTGAGTTTTGATGATCAGCAGGGGTATTTAGTTAAGTGGCGTGGTGTTCAACCTAAGAAATTGACTACACCATTTGATTTAAGTAAAAGATTTGCATGGTTTTGCGCGTAGGTAGTGTGCCGGTTTCATACGTGAACGTAAGCGAAAGGCGTTATGTTTATTGACGAACTGAGTAAGCCGGTATTTATTCTAGTTTAATAATTTGTTTTAAGGAGGGTAGCTTTATGAGTGAAAGCATTGATGATAGTATGGAAATTAGTGGTACCGAGGATATGGGTGGATTCAGTATGCCACCTGAAGGTAACATAGCAAAGGGCACAGGCGTGGAAATGGAGTTTACCGGAGAGATTAAGATGTGTGGTGAAGATGAAGATTGCCTTATGTTTGCTTTAACCTATGTAGATGATCCATCTGCAAAGGCAAACATCTTCTGTAAGACCACAACGCAATCCGGTTTGTCTAAGATTGTTGGAATCGGTAGAGATTCAGGTGTATTTGATAAGATTGACAAGGTGCGTATCAGTAAGAACAAACCACCGATTCAATCTTCTCAGGGTGGTGTTAAGGTAAAGGTCCTGGCAGATCCTAAATTTCACAATCAACTACGCAAAGAGATTGAAGGTTGTACAATACTTTGTTCAATTTCTCATTCTGAGGCAAAGCCGTATGTGGATAAGGTAACTGGTGAGACTAAAGAAGGTTTCCCGAATGCCAATATCAGTAAGATTGCTTCTGCAAAGAAGGGTAAGGCAACCGCTGAGAAACCAGCAAAGGAAAGTAAACCAGCCGCGGCCGCTGAAGATGATTCCGATGACTTTGGCTGATCATTAATCTCTAACTTATTCTATATTATCTAACATTTACGGAGAGATAAATGTCTGTAGAACTTGATTTAGCAAAGGAACTTGTTACCAACCGGGCAATGGTCCAAAAACAGCAAGATGAAATAAAACTTGCAAAGGGCATTATTAAGGATTGTACTGAAAGAGAAGACGAAATCGTTAAAGAACTTGAGGTTCGCTTCTCAGAAGAATAAATCATTAACCTATTACGTTAATAATTAATTTGATGGCCTGTAGCTTTAACCGGCTATGGGCCATTTCTATATACATGAAAAATACTGATGAATTCTGCGCTCCACCGATTAAATTAAACCCTACACACGTTTCATACATACCGTCAGTACCTAAAGACTTTATAATTTCCGTTGATACTCGTGAGCAGAAGCCTTATAAATTTGGGAAGATCCCGGTAATTGTGAAGACTATCAATGCTGGTGATTACTCAATTAACGGTATGGAGCATTTAGTATCTATTGAGCGTAAGTCTCAAGCTGATTTCTATGGTACAATAACCGGCCATGCACGAGCAAGGTTCTACCGGATGCTTGACCGCCTGGACTCTCATTTATTCAAAGGTCTTATAATTGAATGCGAAGAAATTGAATTACTATCACCTGAAACCTCATTCTCTGAAATACACAAGAACTCTGTCTATTCAACAATCATTTCATTTGAGATAAAAAGAGGCTTGCATGTATATTATGGAAACCGCCGGTCCTGTGCGATTAAAATTGCCAACTGGTTATTGGTCTTTTATAAGAATTACTTAGAAAATAACAAAAATGATATATTATCTTAACAGCAAGGGAAAAAAGATTGAGATTATTATTAAGCGCCATGCTGTCTTTTCTTTCCGGGATAGATATGAAAAACTATTTGGTACTGTTTTGACCTCAACTGAAGCTGAAGGTAAGATAATAGCATTATTCCCTTTGGCCTCTCGTGTGAAGAACTATAACTCTCGTGAGAAGATCCGTATTAAAAGGCATGGGCATTCTTTATACTTCCGAGATCCGAACTTTACCTATGTAATACATAATGGTGTTATGATCACTGTAGAAATAAGCAAGAAAGGCTTTCGTAAATTAAATAAGGAGATATGATGGCGAAAATTCGTGACGATGAAGAAATTGGCGCAACAGATGGCAGTATGATTGATGATGAAATTGTATTCCAAACCAGCAAAACACAATATTTGAAGCTAGAAGACAAGATTCAACCTGAATCCTTCTATGATTTATCTACATTATCCCTTGCAGACAGGTTCCGGCCTGTGAAGCTTCAGGCGCGAATAGGTATTATACCATACTCTTTGATGTCCGCGTTCCGTATGCAAGCGATGAAGATGTCTGAGGCTGATTTTATCCGCGGTGTTATTAGTATAGGGATTATCTCATTATGTAGGCAGAAGAATATAAACACAGATTTGATTGATCCAACTATAGATTTGTATAGTGGTCAAAGATCCCTTTCTATGGATAAGAGATTCAACGTAACCCTAGAACTGCTTGATTTTCACAACACAGGCACCATTTCCGTTGTTGATGGTATCGTATGCGGAAGACCTCGTAACGACAAGTACGGCGTTCTCCTGTGGAATAAACTGCATCCTGTCTGGTCCAAACAGATACCGGATTATCATAAACCAAAGAAATGGTTGGTTTGTCCTGAGTTATTGAAGATGTGCCGGTCCTTTGTTAAAGATGGATTGACTGATAAGATGTATGCTTTGAGTGCAAAGGTGAAAAACTCGCAGGTAGACTCGCAAAATCCATCAATTACAATCCGTATAAGTCGCAGGTTTACAATATTGTCGTATGAATATAGTAAATATTATGGATCTGGTAAATTGCCAGGGCAGTTATATAGAGGGTATTTTGTTGCAGGGTTGTACATATTATCTAAATGGGCTATTCAAAAGAAGCTGAGTAATTATGAATATTTCTTTAAACAGATGATACATGATCTTGAAATTCAGGCTTGTACGAGGCAATCTACTACATGAATACTAAAACTATCACTGACAGAAACAACCAACCAACTCACGATAATTGGAAGACTCCTTCATATTTGTATGACGAACTTGATCGGGAGTTTCATTTTAACTTTGATCCATGTCCTTTGAATGCAGATTTTAATGGCCTTGAAATAGAATGGGGTACTTCTAACTTTATCAATCCACCTTATAATAAGATTGATAAGCCAAGGTTTATACAAAAAGCATGGGATGAATGGCAGTCTGGAAAGACCTGTGTTCTCTTGTTGCCTGTCGCTACTTCCACTATTATCTTTCATAAATTAATATATCCTTATGCCGAAATACGGTTCTTAAAAGGTCGTGTTGCTTTTGAAGGATTTAATTCAAATGGCAAATATGTCACTAAAAAGAAGGGCAAGCATGATTCGATGATTGTAGTCTATGAGCATTAGCACCTGTAGCTCCAGACCCGGCGCCATTGCTTTTCGAGCTACAAACAATCCTTTATTTCTGTAGCTCTGTAGCTTGTAGCTCTGTAGCTCGGTAGCTCCAAAATCGCAAGAGCTATCCTTTATGTATTAATAGGCAGGTTTGTAGAGCGTTTTTAAAAAACTGAAAAATTCATTTACTCGAAATCACTCACTTTTGAAAATAGGAGAAATTCAAATTGCAAAAAGAATTTAAAATTGTCAACCTGAACACAAATGAAATACCCTTCCGTAATTTCAATAATCCATCATCGCTCAATCGGTACAATAAAACACAGAAACCGATTACTGATTTAATAACAGAATCAAAGAAGTCATTTATTATGTTATCGGCGCCAACTGGTTTGGGCAAATCTTTAATCTGTGCGATGTCTGCATATACTCTATCAAATAAAATCAATTACGTTTGTTCTGATAAACAATTACAGGACCAGTTATTAAATGATTTCCCTGAAGCTGTGGTACTCAAGGGTAGAGGAAATTACACCTGTAACCTATTCCCCCATTTAAACGCCGATACCTGTGTCGGGCAATGTGCGGAATATAAAGCCAAAGAGATCCAGTGTAATTATTATGATAAAAAGGCTGAACTCCTAAATGCAGACTTCCGTATCCTAAATACATTCTACCTGTTATTTGAAATGAATTATGCCGGGCAGTTAAAAGGGCAGGATTTAATCATAATTGACGAGGCTGATACCCTGGACCTTAATTTCATATCGTTTGTGTCCTTGCAAGTATCAGATTCGCTTATAAGGAAATATGATCTCGGATACCCGAAACTAACCGTAGTCGAATCATGGATTGATTGGGCCGGTGATTCTATAATCAAGCTGGAAAAATCCTACAATTCAGAAAATTGCAAGAATTCCTTAGATCCTGAATTCGTAAAAGCTGATAAATTAATCAAAAAGTTGAAACTGTTCATACTTTTGGTTGAGGATGATTGGATTTATAATCGGCATAATACTTATTCTGAATTCAAACCTGTATGGATTACTAAGGAATTGATACAAAAGTACCTGTTTTCTCATGCTGACCGGTTTATTCTCTGTTCTGCTTCACTTCCTCCGAAAGCAACTATATGTAATACCTTGATGATTGATCCTGCAGATTGTGATTATATTGAAGTCGGGTCCAGCTTTTTACCGGAAAACCGTAAAGTGATATACGAACCTGTTATGGATATGAGTTTCAAGAATAAAGAAAAGTATATGACTATGATCGATTATGTAGGAATTGTCCTTGATCGCCATGCCACTGAAAAAGGGATTATACATTGTCAGTCCTATGCGCTCCGGGATCTGATTATGGAGATCGGCGGCAATCGATTGATTACACATGAGTCGAAAGATAAACAGAAACAATTGCATATCTTCTATAATTCCACAGAGCCCCTTGTATTTGTTTCCCCTTCTTGTGTGCGAGGATTGTCGTTAAACGATGATAAAGCGCGATTTGGTATCTGTGTAAAGATGCCGTTCCCGAATCTCGGTGACAAGGCTATATCGAAGCGTTGCTATGGATCAGGTAATAAAGGCAAGATGTGGTATAATTCCGAAACGGCGCAAGCTGTGTTGCAAATGTCCGGTAGGCATGTAAGATCTCATACTGATTGGGGTGTTATGTATATATTGGATAGTTGTTTTGAGCGTGTCCGTAAGTGTTTGCCGAAATGGTTTAACGATGATATTGTAGAAGACTTTGATTATGGAGAGGAAGAAGATCAGGCCAAGTGTCCTGAATTAGTGAATGCCGGGATCACTCAGCCTGACGAAGATGATTTTGATTATTGATTCTACCAAAGGTCCTGGCTGTATAGTTTACTTGAAAGCATTAATGTCTCGTCTTGTTTTACCTGTTTGATCTTGATTGCGTGTTTCGCGGCTTCTATCCGGTTTAAAAATGTACCGTTCTTCAATATAAATCCTTCTATCATTTCACTTGATCGAATTGGGATGCCCTGAATTATCAGCGCTTTTGCTAAATCTTTATGACATCCCTTTAACATGCTGTGTGTTTCACCTGCAAATCTAATTACTACTCCGGTTATAAAGCTATCATCTTCCTTGACGTTCTTGATTGAATATTCATAACTACTCGTCTTAGTATTTCCCTTATTGCAATAATCTTCATGGAATGTTATTACTCCCTCATAACTTCTTTGCTCTATTAATGATTTCACCATACTTAAATGTTGTGCCAGTTCTTCAATTGTTTCGCCTTTTGCTTCAAACTTAATTTCTATCATAATGCAATCCACCTGCCTTTCTATAAGTTTCAATAGTAGATTCTATATCTTTTTCCAGTTTCTTGTATGCCAGGAACAAAACTGTCTTTATCTTTTCATCGTTCTTCATGTCAACTTGATGTACTTTTCCTACAATCTTAAACTTCTTATTATATGCAATCCGTTCAATGTTTAGAATTATATCTACTTTCATTTTCCCTCTGTCATAAATCTATAATGTTTATTTAAAAAGTAACAAAGACTTTTACGTTCATTTCCTTCTGGATACAGGTTCATTGCTATATTGATTAAGCAATCACCAATTATTAATCTAAGATTATTTATTATTATTTTCATAAATCGCCTTTCTAATCGGGTAAGTGTTCCTTGTAGGCCAAGTGTCAAAATCAGCGGTTAAATTATGCGAAGCATTCCTATGATGTTTTGTTATGCCCCGGTAGGGGTAAATTTTATTTCCGCTTATTCTTTCCGTCAATGAATGTTAGGAAGTTTATACCTGTGTTGTATCTTCTCAGGGCTTCATCTATCAATGGCGGTGAGTTTTTAACTTCTTCTATTGAGATTGATTTCTGTATTGCTAGTTTTCGTATGGCTTTTTTAGTTGGGCTTTTAAATGTTATCATATTATTCCTTTCCTTTTTAGATTCAGTCTATGTGTTTTATTATTCTCTTTCCTTCTTTCTTTTGTCCTCGCGATGATATTATACTTCTTGTAATATTCATCTAAATAACTATAAGATGATTTCGTAATATCGTCAGCGTACATTTGATTGTAGTTTTTGTCAATCGCTACTTGGTGGAGTGTTGTTACTTTGGTTTCTATTAACATCGTGTCTCCTTATTTAATACCCTGTTAAATATCTAAACACTGTCACGATAATTGCAGTAACTATGAATCTATAAAACCACTTGACATGGTTCTTCCTGTTCCTGAGTCTGATGTATATTTGATTGTATGTCAGCATGATTCCCCTTTTCTGTTATATGTTTCAATTAAACCCTCATCTGCATAGCTGTAATATTCACCATTCCCTAGAATTAAATGGTCTAGTAATTTGATATTCAGCAACTTTCCTGCGTTTATTATCTCCTGTGTTATCTTGTCATCTTCACCTGATCTTTTAAGTGATCCGGCAGGGTGGTTATGAATTGCTATTATCGCGCTCGCTCCAAATTGTAATGCGTTTCGATATATAATCTTTAAATCTACTGTCGCGAAACTTTGCCCACCCGAGAATAATGTTTTAAATCCGTTTATCTCATTCTGTGAGTTTAGGAAAAATACTGTAAAGTGTTCCTGATCGTCATCAAGGGTTTTATATATCTCCTTTGCTATCCTGAAACATTGTCTACTATTTAACGTTGTTTCCTTTTCTGCTTCTGGTTCTGATATTTTCAATGAGATTGTTTTCAGAGTCTTTGTGTAGTACATGATTCCCCTTTATAAATTGTAGTTTGTATCAAAATTAAAACAGTTTAACTTCTCTGCAACTTCATCCTCGCAAGTATCACAGATCCACCAACAATTCTCATGTTCTGGAATGGTGTTATCTTCTCCTTGTTTTACTGTGTCGCATTGTAAGCATGTTATTTTTTTTGTTTTGGTCTGTGGTTTGATTGTGGTTGTTATTGTACTATTCATTTTATCCCCTGTCTGCGCGTGTCATCGGTATGCGCGCCCCACCATTTAAGATATAAATTAATTCTGTTTCATTTTTAAGCCGGTTAAAATTCCTTTTATCTTTTCGTATAAATCTTTCTTTGTATTGAATCCTGATGTTATATCTGATTGACCACTACAACCTTTAGTCAATGACATTCTCACCAGTTTTACTCCACCATAAGCGGAGTCAATCAGATATGTTCCTGTGTTTGGATTGCATCCTTTTTTGCTGTGGTCGTATGGATCTTTGTCGTGTCCTGTTATATCGTTTATCTGGTCAACCATTTCTTGCAGGTCCTTTATTGATATTCTGGTACTCATTGTCTCAACTCCTTTGTATATAATATTAAAAAGATATAGTTGTATCGCGTGGGCGATCACTTGTCTTTTCTACTTATACATTTTTAATAATGCCTCTTTGAATTTTATGTCTAATCTCTTTGCTAGGTATCTTACAATGTCTGCCTGTTTTGCTTGCCTCTCTGATATTTCAAATTTTATTTCTTTCATTTGGTTTTTCAGATTTGTGATTGAATCTCTCTCTTTTAAGAAATCCTCTTTTGAATTTTGGAATATTACTTTTTCTCCTATCGTTGCTGTCATAATTTCCCTGCCTTTCTATAATTAATTTTCGTATGGAGATAATATTTCTGTTATGTGTTCGTCAATTTCTGCTTCTGTTCCTGTGAAGAATGGCCTTTGTCCTATTCTTGTTTCGGATGGCTCTGCCCCATCTTTTAAACTGTCATGGTCTATGATAAAAATAGAAATTGAATCTTCTGCTTCTAGGTTTGTTACTACTCCGCCTCTTATTTCAACAATCATTTTCATATTATCAATCTGCCTTTCTATAATCTACAGCCCATTAAAAATCTTGTTAAATTAATATCATTCCTTGCAATAACTCCACCCGAAATAATCAACCTGCACCAACAACGCGATAGTCCATTACCGTAATCCCTTCTTCCTTGGCGCACTTATGCATATTCTGCGTACCTCTGCCACCAGTGAACAATAACACAGCATCGCCATATACCGCCATTTGTTTATTCCTGACTACACCGGCAGACTTGCCCAGGCGCGACCACTCAGCCGGAAATTGTTTCACTGGGATGTCATTAGCAACTGCCCACAAAACGCCCTCGGAATCTGCACCTGTCGCACCGCCCGTCACGATCTCGGTTATCGTGTGTTTTATACTATCTAACAATTCAATATCGTCTGCTGTAAATTTATACTGGCGTCCACCTGAAATAATCAGCTTCAAGATTGACACCGTTTTTTATCTGCTAACGCTTCCTTGTGGCACTTCGGACACATGCTGTAACCGCTGATAAATATTAAACGCTGACCTTCTGCACCGCATCCATCACATTGACTCTCTGTATTATCCATAATAAAAACCTGCCCTTTCTTTAAAATCCTCTATAAAAAAAACCGGAAAAATCACTTTCCCTTTTTCCGGCTTTTTTTCTTTAGTTAAAAACTCTTTTATTCCTATAGTCTGTTTTGTATTTATCTTGCGAATATTAAATCTCACCCTAGTTGGACCATACTGGTAGATTCAATCCTCACATGAAGCAAGAGAAATATACTAAAGATAAGTGACGATTAGGTAGTTGGTTTTTTAGTTAATATTCGTGATAGCTTGAGGGAATATTCATCTAAAAACTGTATAAGTTAATAGCTCAATATTAATCTTTTTGAAAATAAGTTTCGCGAAACTTTTTTCTAAGCAGAGCGTAAAGATTTAAAGCTGTTAGATTTTAAATACCTTTAAGCTGAGTGAAGCGAAGTAGGAAATTTTTTATGAGGGTTGTGCAATTAGAAATGATTGTTATGGTGTTGGGTCTGTAACATCAAAGTTTTCTGTAGGGTTTTCAGCCGTGGAGAATTCTACATAGGGTGCGTTTATACCAGATGGCCTACGTTTCCAGCTCCATGCAGTAGAAGCACCTGATAAATCCGTGAAGGTACTATCAATATCATCTAATCCTTTGCGTAGATCTGCGGAGAAATCTGCTTCGGGGTCGTTTACTGTGATGTAACTTGCTTTAGTTTCAACGTCATTATTACCTGCCGCAAATGTGTGTTTATATATTCGTGGTGCTGATGCAATATCCCATCCATTTTTATTTGGACTACTTGGTGAGCTTAGTATTGTTGGCGCACTTTCACCGCCACCTGATGGTTCAAAGGTTCTTGTTATACTTGTTCCTGCAAAAGCTGTAACATCTTCAACGAATAAATCTGTGAAGAATGGCGCACCTGTAGAGGGTAATATCATTCCTGATTCAATAAACTTTATACCGTTTTCTGGTCCTTGTACTGTAGAAAAAGGAATTCTAAATTCAATTATATGAGAAGTAAAAGATGTTAAGTCGAGTCCTAGTGTTGATTTTGCTTGTCTGTATGTGTATGTTCCTGATAGATTCCTTACATCGTATCTACCTTGAACTGAAGAAGCTCCAAAACTTGCCGCTAGTAATGCTACATGTGCGGCCGCGTTTGATCCTGCTGATCCTGTTCTTTGTAATCTACTTACACTTGTGCCATTTGTAACGGTTTCTCCTGATGATGTGAATGCTCTCAATGTTACAGTGTAAGTACCTGCCACTGTATAGACATGAACAGGGTTTTGTACGTTAGAAGATCCACCGTCACCGAAATTCCATAGCCAGTTTGTGGGAGATCCGGTAGAAGTATCAGTAAATGTAACCGTTAAATCTCTTGCACCTGTTTGAACATCTGAAGTGAATGCCGCGACTACTGCCATATTATTATCCTATAAGTAAGGGCTGATACTAACTGAAATAAAATTCCGCTTCTCTCCGACAAATTCTTCACCGTCAATAGTAACCGTCAATTGTATATCCCATTCTTGAATTGCCCATTCTGGTGTCCGTCTACGGTAAAATGCGCTCAAGGTTTTCTGCATGAATGCTTGATACGCTCCCATCGGTGGGAACAGAGCCAAGTACCAGTGTTCTTTCTTTGGTCTTGGCCCAATGCCAATAGGTATTTCTCCGGTAGCTGGTTGAATGTTCCAGGTTGCAACCGCTTTATCTTTGAAGATCCTCTTAGTTTCATCACTTCCGATTAATAAACTTGCCCAATCGATTGCGGCTGAATGTTTTTCTATGAGATTTGCCCGGTCAATCTTTAATCGTTCTGATGTTTTACTCGGTTGGTTATTAGCATTATCAATTTCATAATCCCTGAATCTTCTTCTGAATCTTGTCCTCGGGGTTTTCCCTTTCCTGAATCGTTCTTTCTTTACTTTAGATTCTTTCTTTCTGGTTGAAGTATTACTGACTCCATCTTTCTTTTTCTTCTTCCCCTTGTTATTATCAATCCGCTTCTGTTTCTTATTAAACTTCTCTAATCTAAAGTCTTCGTCAGCCTCTAAATCAAAGGGCCATTTTATATTACTTGGTGTGAAGAAATCTGGATCTGTATCATAATGCTCAATTTCCCTTAACTCCATTTCCATGAATAGATTAGTGTGTGCTATCTGTAATCGTTTATTCTTTGGATCTATGAGATGTTGAAGCTCAACTCTATTGTGGGCTCGTATTAATAATATGGTTGGGAGTGAATGAACGTATGATTTATTTAACAAACTGGTAGAAAGCGTACCGATGTCTGCTGAAGTAATAGTTTGCGTTGTTTTATTTTCTGCCATGATTAAGGATTATCAATAAAAGTCCATTTTCCTGAAAGCCTTACTCGGATTCAATCGATTACCGTCACGATCTTTCTTAGATAAAGCAACTGTTGGCTCGACTCCTGCGTTGGTTGAAGTAATCTTGTCTAATTCTGTCGAACTGTCCGGACCTGTAGCCATGATACGTAACTTGTTTATCAAACTCTTAGCTTCCTGAAAGAACGGATTGTATGTAGCGAACTCGAAACCTGCTGTAGTTGAATTAGATTTCAGTATCATACCAACAGCATAATTCGCTTCAGCCATTACAATGGTCTTAGATACAGTGCCGGTAAATGGAACAGTGTACCTATCTCTGAGGTTGTCATTCACCCAATCGTATGCTAAGGCACGTTCAAGTGCAAAGTCGCTTAGAGAGAGCGAATACCCGGGCGTTGTAGCTATGCCATGAAACAACTGGTCAAGCTCCGCGTCTGTACTATATGTCGCCATTTACTTATCCTCCTGAATAATTGATGTAATTTCTCTGTGATTTAATACGAAATAATATAGATTGTCAATGTTAAAACGGTATAACTGTACGTAATATATAATGGTTGTTGATTAGATAGGTGTGACAAAATGTCAAAAAGATGTAAGTCCTTGTGACAAAATGTCAAAGAGTGTGTCAATGTCACGTTTGGATAGGTAAACAGTGGGTGCAGGAAATTTGCTGCGCACTTTGGCCTTGCCTACACTGCGTGCGAACACTTCTGTTCGGAATATTCTTGCGCAGGAATTTCGCAAAAAACATTAAAAAAGCTCTTTTTTGACCCTTTTTGGCCCTTTTGTGATCATGTCCAAAATCGTAGTTTTTGAGGGGTGGTGGTCGGGATAAGGAGCGTAGTAATAGAGAGGTCATTAATAAAATGTGAAGATAACATAAAGCACATTATGTTAGGCTGTAAGCCGGTATCAATAAGAGTAGCTTTCTGTCAGATAACTAGTTAGTTATCGGATGGCAAGCGTTGGAAGGTTCAATTGATGGTAGGAATACCGCTTCACATTTTATTAGTGGGCGAACGCCTCCGCTGGCTTTTGTTTTTAAATAGATTGGTTCATTTGAGCCGTTGCTTCTGGTAAATAAAAACGTGTCGTTTTTTATTTATAATGTATGCCGGCTACTCCCTGCCAGCCCAGAGGAAAGTAACCTCAACAAACAAAGAAAATAATACCTTTAATAATAATATATACTTTTGAATAGAATGGGTGGGGCTGGCCGAGGGAGGGGGATGGCATATAAGAAATAACATTGAGCGTTTAGCGAACACCATATTGTAGTTCTTCGTATAAAATGATTAACATAGTATGTTCATCTTTTTATATATTAAACAACAATGAGCCTGTCGAGGATTCAGTCTTTATCGAATCCAGGCGAATACTTTTATCAATCTTCCTTCCAAATAAACCATCCACACTAATCAAGCTGAGAGTAATCGAAGCGTAGCAAATCATTCATCCAATATAAATCCACCTCACTAATATAAACATGCATCCGAATTCTTTTAATTAAAGAACAATGAGCTATCCTTATTTTTTTTATTAATAGCGAATTCATCTAAGTAAAAATTTTTATACCTAAGTATAAAAAAAATTTTTATAGAAAAATATTTTAAAGGAACACCAATGACGTATTCTTTTTTTCTTATAGTAGAAGAAAGATAAGGTAGAAAGATTGTAGATCCTACTTCCGAATGCTATGTGATTATCAATCAATCAAAAAAAAATTTAAAAAAAATCAAAAATAAATTTTTTACTTTTAAAAAATTAATATACTGACTCACATAAATATACTTCCGTGTAAGACTCATTTAAAATTATTGATAATCTATATATATCTATTTAATCAACTCACCCTCCAAAATAACACTTTTTTTATATTGACTTGCGTAAGCTGTTATGATAAGATATGCATTATGAAAATGATTGATACTATACAGGAAATGATTTATGGATTTGAAAGGGATAAAGGGGTTGTGCCGACTGAGATATTTATACCTGTCCTTGATTATCTAATTTTAAAAGAAGAAGCTGAACCATTTCTTTTAAATGAGAAGCCACAAGATAGGGAATTAATGAAGATATGCGGATTGGCAATTGAACAAACCTACTCTGAATTGGGTGTGTACTTAGAATCTTAATTTTGCGGTTATGATATAGTTGTTGTTAATTGTTACTGGTGTTTAATCTTTTTTGGAGAATGTAATATGAATTGTGATACTGGTAGATTTGAGAATTTTAATAGTGGTGATGATATTAAGCCTCCGTGGAGAGAGTGGTCGGTTGACGAGTTGATTGTGGTTAAGGATGAAAATACGAAGAAGTTGGTTATGTCCAGGTTGCTGGTTGGTAATCGTAGCGGTGGGGTGTTGGTACATAAGAACCAGATTGACATATTATCTGCAGGTAGGATTAAGGCTATGCAGGGTAGAAGGCACCGAAGACTTATACTAATATTTATGTTGATGAACCGATTATATGTTTTGATTCAAAGAGTCTGTTTGATTTGTATGCGCTGGTTGCTGATAGGAAGGTTGAGCAGACTTTTATATTTTTGGGGTTATAGGTATGGATAAGGAATTTATAATTATGGTGTTGAGGTATGTGATCCCGGGTGTGTGCTTGGTTGTAATGGTGGGGTTGGGTGTTTTGTTTGTGAAGGGTAGGGGGGAATGAGATACTACAAAATATCATTCAGGATGTTTAAGAAGAATTGTGCGCATAGGTTGTATGTTAAAGGTAATTGTGCTGAACTATATGAATATGATGTCCGTATTAGAGTAGATGTTCATACTAAATGCACCGAGGCTAATTGCCCTGTGTTAAAGAAATTGGAGGAAGTGAAATGAGTGATGCACCTGAGAGGATATGGGTTGAGAATCTAAATGCAAATTACAGACATTCGAGTAATTGTTCTTTGACTGACCCTAAATTAGATCCACAAGATCATAGGGTTATGGATGAATATATAATCAAAGATACTGCGGATAAAGAGATGGAGAAAATCTTACAGCCGATAAGGGATGTGATGAAAATAAGATACGTTGATTCAGGAAATACTTTAGATCAATGTAATGATAAACGTACAGAACTTCTTAATATCAAACAGGCTGTATATGCAACTATTTCAATTGCGGATAATAAATAAGTACCATCCATTCAAGGCGTATATGCGAGCAATCGCTTGATTCGAGAAAGGGAGTCGATGGGGTATGTGCCTTGAGTTGATAGTATTTATGAGCGATAAGAAAGAAAAATTTACGGAAGAAGATATAGTTGATTGTTGGGATGCTCATGTGTTTTACTTGATGGGTATACTGAACGGTGATTATAATATTGATGAAGCTCGGGAAGACCTAAGAAGTTTGATTGGTAGTAAATACGATCCTAGATTAATTGTGGGGAAATAGATAATGATATGTCCTAATTGTTTGAAGAATATAAGTGATAAGGTGGTTGGTCGGTATTGGGGCGCGAAGGGTGGTAGTAAGTCTAAGCGTGTGATTACTCCGGAACAACAAGTTAAAATGCAGGAGGGTAGGAACGATGCGAAACAGAGAAGAAGTTAAGTATAATGAAAGGCATCAGTGTAATAAGTGGGTTGGTGTTGCGTTTTGGGTGTGTGTGTTTATTGTTACTTTGTATTTGTGTTGTGATTGATTATGGAAAGGAAGGGCGATATGAATGTAGAGGCGTTTGATTCAGTAAAGTGGACAGGGCAAATGAGAGTGGAGTATAAGAATAAGATTTATGATGTAGCCTCTGTCGATTTTGAAGAAAGACTTATCGGTATTAGCGGTTATTGTGATGGTGGCGATGAAAGCGATGTGCAATGGATAAGATGTGAAAATGCTGTAATAAACAAATTATAAAATAACTATGGAAACTGAAACGAAAATAGACTTACTTGAACTTCTTCCGAAAAACTTCCTGCAGATAATCAAGGAACATATATTCGAGTACAATCTATACCCATATCAATTGGCAGATCTATTAGTTGAGCTTGAAGATATATTATTCGGACATGGGAATTCACTTACTCGTGAACGCGCCCGGCAAACTGGTAAAACTGCATCAATTACAATACTAACTCTATCCTGTATGACTCTATTCCCTGCACTTGCTCAATCGGAAAAGTATTTAAAGCTATTCCCGAGTTTACATTTATTCAAGGATGGGTTTAGTATTGTAATTGTGGCACCGAAAATTGATCAAGCGAAGATAACACTACGGAGATTAAAGGGTATATCGCAGAAAAAGAACTATAAGAAGCTTATGGCCGAGCTCGGTATTGAAGTTATAAACAAATCTCTGTTCTTATTCTCGCTATCTAACGGATCTTCTATCGTTGCGATGTCCGGGAACCCTAAATCGGTTACTGAGGGTGAATCCGCGCACCTTTTAATCTTTGACGAAGCACATCAGATAGTACCTTACTCATGGCATAAGGCGTATTCACCTATGGTATCGTCAACAAACGGAACTATTGTGTCATTTGGGATCTCCTGGACCGCGAAACTGTCATTCTACAATCAAATACAGATTAATAAGAAGCTTGGACTGCACTCAAGGATACCGTACATGGAAGCACAGAAGTATTCTAAGTATTACAAGAAGTGGATTATGAATGAATTGTCTCGAATCGGTAAGGATTCTATTGAATTCCAGTTAAATTTCCTTCTCGTTTGGCTATTAAAGACTACAAATCCGATTACTCCGGAGCTTTGGGATGACATTGATATGCTTGGTGATTATAAACCGGGTGAAATTACTTCAGATAATCTATATGTTGGGATAGATTGGGGCAAAACTCACAATAATACCTTTGTTACTGTGGTAGAAAAGGCTTTAAACTGCTTGAAAATGGTGGATTTACTTGAATTAACTGGTGATGATTACCCTCAACAGCATATTGCTATACAAGTTTTCCTGAATAAGTACCCGAGATTGAAGAAAATCTGGTCAGAATCTACCGGAGTCGGCGATACTAACACCGATTTCCTCATTGCGATCTTTGGAAGTAAGGTTCAGCCGGTCACAGCGTACAATTTACCTATGTTACATGATAAAATGCTGAACGAAATTAACTATAAACGGTTGATTCGGCCCAAAGTTAAGGATGCCGGTCCCTGGAAATCACTCACAAGGCAGTTTTTGAACTGCGAAAAGATATATCACGGATCATCTTTTAAACTTGTGGCGCCTCAAGGTGCGGATGAACAGGATGATGCTATCGATTCGTGTGGGTTGGCAGTCGGTGCCGCACTGAATGACCAGTTATTTGATTTTGTTTACAGGAAATCTACTGCGATTAATGAAAGATTGAATACTTTAGCGAATGATCGGGTGATTAAGAGTGGTGAAGGTAGGAGTCGGAGTGGTACTGAGAAGCATATTAGTAATTATTAATTTGGGAAGGTGGGTATTATGAAAAAATATGAATTAGATTTTTGGTATTGGTTGGTTAAATATCTCATTCCGAATAAAGTAAAGTATTTTTGCTTTATGCATATCATGGCTTATGCAACCACAGGGAAGTATGGTGATACGGTTGTGCCGGAACTTACTGGAATGGATGCGATTAAACGATATGGCGATGATAAGGGTATATGAAATAAAATTAATTGACAAAGGAGAAAGAATGTTTATAAAAAGCTTTGAAGAAGTACAGAATGAAGTACATGAGATTGCAAAGGACAAAGGCTGGTGGGATCAAGACCGTAACGATGGTGAATTGATATGTTTAATGCACTCTGAGCTATCCGAGGCGCTTGAGGCTTTGAGAAAGGGTAATCCTGCTGATGAAAAGATACCGGAATTTACAAGTGAAGAAGCGGAATTGGCTGATACTATAATACGGATTATGGATTATGCCGGTAAAAAGAAGTTACGCCTTGCCGGTGCGATTATCGCAAAGAAGAATATGAATAAAACCCGGTCACATAAGCATGGCGGTAAATTGTTTTGAATAATAAACTTGGTTATGGGTTTATATCTGACCTTGATCTTCGTCATAGAGATTACCTGGTAGATGGAAAGTGGTTTATCACTCTTGCCCATTTAGATTATATCGCGAAAGACGGTGAGCCGTTCCGTGTACCCATAGGTATCAATACAGATTTTGCTTCTATACCGCGTGGATTACGTTGGCTTATCCCTAGAGTTGGCAAACATGATAAGGCGGCTGTCTTGCACGATTGGCTTTGTGAGTTTAAAGTGATTCCTCGTGATCAAGCTGATAAAATATTCTTAGAGGCAATGGTTTCTCTTGGTGTTAATCGGGTTAAAAGAAGGGCTATGTATATAGGCGTTGCTGGATATACTAAACTTTT